CAACTGTTGGGCCTGTAGTACCTGTTCGACTCCAACACGCTGTATCAAGCACACCTGCAACTGAGAACGGGTCTTCTACTTCCATGTTTGTTAACATCTCTGCTAACTCTGTACCTAGTAGACCTTTTTTGTACAGTTCTCTGTAGATGATTAGTGTCCCGTCTTCTGGGTCTATTGTTCCCCACACACATGCACTTTCAGAAGCATAACCGTAGTCAATCCCCTTGACTCTTTCCCAGTTTATTGGGATTTCAAAAGGTGTAACAACATGGAGTACTGGAGTGAACTCCGTGAATGCCGCACCTTCTGAAACATCCCAATTCCCTTCTAAAAGCTGTTGTCGCTGTGTAGGCGGCAAAGCCTTTAACATTCTTTCGTATCTGCCATCAGAAGCAAGAAAAGGATTATCCTGCAATCTGGCAGGTATAAATTTTCTTGTTAGTCCATCAGCGCCTTCAAAGGACTCGTTGGGTGGTATAGGGTCTATATATCGCTTTTTAACCCACGTAGCGCCCACACCGCCGGGGTTTGCTGTACACCGCATGTAGGGTACTATGTCTGGATCAGTCGTCCTTAGACGAGAAGCTAGGTAGTTCCAAGCGAATTCTGTGGGCAAGTGTGTAATTTCATCAAACCCTATCCAACTATATGCTTGTCCCTGATAACGATAAACATCTGCATCTCGTTCCAAGAATCCAAACTCTATCTTAGCGCCGCTAGGAAATGTCCATAGCTTTTCTACTTCACGATACTTACAGCCTTGAAAGGCTTTAGGGTACAACTCACGGCTCTTATCTATTAGCTCTCTTAGTTCTGGCATTGATCGCCTAAGTATTAAACCTCTGTGGGCTGACCTATGTGCGTATCGCAGTGGGTCTACTAACATCGCATAAGACTTACCGCCACCTGCGGCTCCACCATACAGGACATCTGTTTCACCTGCGGCAAGAAAGTTTTCTTGTGGGCCTTCATTGGCTTTGAAGATTACTTCCTCTTGAGCTTCGGTTGCTAAAGAAGGAGGAACTAGTTTTAGTTCTACGTCTTCTATGACGTTGGAGGCATCTTTGCCTTCTAGTTTATTTAAAGTCTTTTTAGTTTTTGTAATTGACTTCTTATAATTGTCTACTTTAGCTTGAGCGGCTTTTAACTTTTTGTTTTTTTCTCTTACTGATTTTTTGGCATCCATCTTCGCTTTGGTTTGCGAGTGGTAAGTATAGCCTCGTCCTTTTGAGCCTTTAGCTCTACCTGCTTTCTTGCGTGGAGTTCCGTCTACTTTAAGTATGAAGTTTCCTTCTTCATCTTTAACATAGCTGTCGGGATTAATATCCCAATCTTTATCCATGCTTGTCGGCTATTTTCTTTAAACCTGTGTGTGAAACTTTACGACCTGTAATGTGTTCAAGCCACATAGCTCCTTCACGCAAAGAAATAGCACTGTCCTTAACCATAGGAAGAACTTTGTTTAAGGCTTCTAGTTCTTCGGGTATCTCTACTACAAACTCTGGGTTAGCTTCGTTGATAGCATAACCAAAAGGAATAGTGCTACTAGTTCTCCTCTGCATAAACACCTTCAATAACTGTCTCGTTTTTTGCCGGAAGAATAAATAAACCACCACCAGTATTTACTGTTACATCAAGTCGATCTGTTTTGCCTAGTCCTACGCGATCTAGGATGGTCTGTGCGGCCTGTATGCGTATATTAGCTTGTGGTATAGGATCAGCACTATCCATAATGTCTACGAGCTTTAAAGCGGCTTTGGGGGCGCTCTGTGCGAGTATGCCTTCAGCCATGTCTAGTATTTCGGTCTTTAAACTCTTTACAACGCTTGGAACTGAAGCGGCTGAATAGCCTGCAAGTTCTCCTGCCTTTCTTGTATCGCCGTTACACACTACTAAGTTTTCAAGAAACGATGACTGTTTCGGTTTAACATAAACTCATGAGGTAGAGGAATTTCTTTTGGATCAACACCTGCATCTAATAGCTTATTAACTGGTAAAGCAA